ATGTTGACAGGTTCGTACGCTATCCTGGTGGCCGCGTACATCTTCTTGTTGTACTGTGTCTTCTCTTCCACACTCATGTTGTATTTTGGTAGATCACAACTTTTCACCAACATGTTGAGCTCAAGCCTTTCGTTAGTGTTGAACCCTCCATAGAACAGGGTCTCGTCTGTGTTGAACACCACGTGGAACAAGAACTTCTGTTTGGGCATCAACTTGTAGTTGTCGTCGATGTACAATCTTGACGCGTGGCGGAAGTCTTTCATTCCGGGTAGGCCGTCCTGGAATCCTTGTAGGAAGTTGTTAATGCTTGGCATATGGGTATTTATGGTCACAAAAAAAGCGCCATATAAAGGCGCTTTTGATGTTTATAATTGCTAACTTAATTTTGATTAACCACCTGTACTTAGGGTACCGATCGTTCTAGATACCGCTGTTCCGATTCCTGTTCCTGTTGGAGTTTGGATGGCGTTGTCGTATCTCACTGATAAAGTGATCGTCGCTGGATCTGAAGTTGCGTATGCCAGCGTGTTGTAGTTCACGTTCTCAACGTAAGCACCGTACAATTCGAATGTCTCTAACACATTCGGAGCGCTGGCGCCGTTACCACCGTCAAGCATTTCGATCCTTGCTGTGAATTTGTAGTCTATTCCAGATGCCGCACTTGACTGTTCAAAGAAGTCGAACTGTTTCTGTATCTGCTCGCCGACTAATTTTGTAACTGAGTTGTTGACATCATCCCTTAGGTTGATCGTGATTGGATCCCAGGTGTGTTTGCCCGCAACGTATACTTTTGAGTTGTACACGTCCAGTGTCACGTTGTCAAAAGTCAAGTTAGGTCTTGTAATGTCGATTACTTGTTTGGTAAGTTCTGATCTCGGTGTTGATACTCCAAAACCCTCAAGTATTGCTCTGAAACGATACTGTAGTTTTGGCATCAATAAGCCTTGTGATGCTGAACTCTGATCGTTTGCTAAAGGTACTGTGAATTTTGATAAAGTTGATATTGCCATTTGTTTCTCCTATCTATTTATTCCAAAATTAGTTCCCTAAATTTGCAATCTCTCCTGTGTTTTTGATTCTCAACGGTATGTAGATGAACTCGACCGACTTCACTGGTTCGATCGCGATGTCGACATACAGTTCATTCCTGTCGATCCTTGTAGGTGTGTTGTTGGTGTCATCACAAACTACTAGGAAGTCATACAACGCCCTCTGACCAACAAGTTCTAACAAGAATGACTCGATCGCTTGTTTGATCTCGTTCCTTGTTAATTCATCGTTTGGTTCAAAGATGAACGGTTTAGCAATAGCATCTAATTGTGTTCTCAGATACACTGCCAATCTTGATACGTTGATCCTGTCCAATGCTGAACTTGCCGATGTCTTGGTCAAGTTACCGAAGTTCACGATACCAGCACCTGAGAAGAAAGTTATTGGGTTAACTTTTACCTCGTGCATACTATCTCTCACTGACTCCGCAACAGATATTGTTTGGAATTCTCCCGATGTGGCGTCAATGTAGCCCACTGCTGTGGCATTGTCCACGACACCTCTCCTAGTACCTGCTGGAGCGAACCATGGGAAAGCAACGTTGTCGTTGTTCGCCAGTGTCCTCATTATCATGTGACTAGGTGGAACAACGATCGACTTGCCTGTGTTGTCTGTGGTTGATCCTGAAGGATAAAACACTCCCAAGTAATCACTTGAACTAACAAGACCGTCTTCGCCGTTGTCTGTGGCGGCCGCTGTGTTGTTTGCCCAGTTTGTGATCGCTGTGGCTGTGCCCGCTAATCTCATTGGTGTATCACCAACCACAAATGCCGTGTTGTTCCTATCGGTGTTTAGGTTGATCATGTTCTGGATCAATTCTGGATATCCAGGACAAGCGATAACGTTGTAGCCCCTTTGGTCTTCCCTGATTGCTTGGTTTGTGTCCATCTCAGATTTTAACTGTGCCACGATGACCTTTCTCTGTGCCTTCCTTCCGAAAGTGCCAGAGCCGTCCGCGTTGTTGCCTGATTTGGTCACCCATCTGTCTGGGTAGTAACCAGCAACCGATTCGTTGTTGTATCTTATGTTACCCAATCCTGTTGAACCCGATCCAGGATAAGCAGTCGTTGTGATGTAACTGTTTCTGTATTCCTTCACGTTGTAACCACTTCTCCTAGTGTTCCAAAGCATGATACCTTGTGGATATAGTGCTGGATCTGGAGCATCTGGATCTAAGAAGTTGTCACTTAGTAGATTCTTGATGGTTGAAGCGGTACCCGCCTGTGTGCTGTTGTTGGCGTTCCTGTCTGTTGAAGTGTGCCATCTAGCATCTGCGAAAACAACACCGTCTTCTGTGGTCTGATCTGCCTTATCAACAAGTTCCCAAGCCGCGCCTGATGTTGTGACAACAACTTGGTTTGCGGTGTTGCTTGAACTTAGTGTGGCAGATGTGTTGTATCTGTAGAGTTTTGGAAAGTTCTCAAGATCGCTGGTGTCGATCCATAAGTCATTGGTCACAAGTGCTGTACCGTCTGACTGTGTGGTCGGTGCTGAGGCACTGAACTGTGGACCATTTGGATCTGTTGAAGCATATTGATTTACGTATCCAACCCATGTTGTTCCGTTGTGTACCATGATGTCTGCTTCGTCGATCTTGGTGTCGTACCAAAGTGTGCCATCTACAGGCTCGTTGGTAGGAGCACTTGTAGATGCTGTGTAACTCAATCTCTTCCAGTTTGTAGCGATAACCTCGTTACCCACTGTTGAGTCTTCTGAATCACCTGTTGGTGCAACATACAAGTTGTCAACCAGTGTTGTGCTGTTAGCAGTGTATCCACCATAACTGTGTGCGTCACTGGTACCGAAACCTGCGTCATCTAGAGGTGTTCCTGAGGTGTTGTTCATCCTGAAGTCACCACCCAGTTTGTGTTTGATCTGTATGGCACCTGTGTACTCACCTGCTGTGATTATAGATGCTTCTAGGTTCGTGAACCCAGCGGCTGTGAATGCCGTCACGAAGTCTTCCTTGTCAGCCAGTGTTGATCCATCGCTTGATTGGATTGTGATTGTCTTGGCCGCCGCCAACGCTTCTTGATTCTTCACTGATTCTCTCACTGTGAATGTCTCGTTGTGCGTGAACGTTGGATGTGTGGTCTTAGAACTGATTACAGTTTGTCCACCTTCGTATCTGAATAACTGGAAGTCACCCACGTTTGGTGTGATGTCTGACTGTCCGTCCACTGATTGCTCAGTGATGTTGTACTGCGTGTAAAGTGTGCCAGCAGTTAAACCCGTACCACCGTTCGATGGATCTAGGTTGTAGATAGCTGAATGGTTTGTTGCGTACAATGGAGCAGAAACTGTGCTAAAACTAGCACTCGATGAGCTGTATAGTTTGGCAACGATGTTGGCGCCTGAATTGGCATTTGTTGTCTTGAACCATACTGAACCGTTGGGTCTGTCTTCGTCTGCTGTCTTCCATGTAGGTCTGTTTGTGTGTTTGGCCTGTAGGAATTTAACACCGTTGTAAGTCTGTGCTGTGATCCCTAAGTCACTTAGTAGTGTGCCTGTACCTGCTTGAAACTTGATTGTGTTGTCGCTTTCCACAGAAGAATCACTGAAACCTAAACCATTGTGGAAGATTTCTAAGTTACCTGTTGTGGCATTTACACTTGCTGATACTCCAGGAACATTGGCGTTAGTGAATGCTGTTGCCACGTCTGAAAGTGCTGTGCCGCTCGGTGAAACTTGAACGCTGTTCACGTACATAGAATGACCGCTGGTCACTGTTGTGCCTGAAGCAACTGTGATTACAGGTAAGCTCAAGTGCCATGCACTTGATCCCACTTGTACCCAAGTGTTGCTTGAAGTCTTTTTGTAGATCTTGTTTGAAACATGTGTTGTGTTGATCGCATAATCTCCCTGTGAACCTATTGAAGTTTTAGGTGCACCTGTTGACACGTTACCTACCAGGTCGGTAACTGCCGTGATCAACGTTGGTGTGATTGTTGTGAATTTCTGATCAGTTTTGCTCCACTCAAAGATACCGTAACTGGTAGATGCAAGGTCAAACCAGTATGTGCCATCTGTTGGTGCCGCTTGTGGAGCCGAAGCACTTCCGATCAATTGTGAAGTGTCAACATTGGCTCTTAAGACGTATGCTCTGTTGGCGATGCCTAAGAAACTGTACGCGGCCTGTAGTCCCCATTCGTTCAATTCATAACCGTGTAATGAATTTCCTGCGGCGTCCGTGTAGAATTTTGGATCTCCAAAAGTCTCTGTCAATTCTCTCTGTGATGAGATAAGGTAAGCAGTGTTGGCGTTGGCAGTCGTCGTGCCTGCCGCTGTGCCGTCCCCCGCTCCGTTTGCCTTATCCTGTGATGATGCTACTATGAATAGTGGTGTTGTACCCGCATCTGATGGTACGTAGAAACTCTCGTTTATTACTGAAACTTCTACTCCTGGTGATGTTAAAGCCATTTTTCGTATTCTCCTTGCAAGTTACGTGTATACTAGAGTTATTTATTATATCGTACGGTTTTTACGACAGAATTTACCATTTTCCTGGTGCCTATATAGGCGACGTAAATATGTGTATGCGATACAAGGACAGACCCATATGTAAGCAGTGTAAAAGCAAACCCAGGGCGTATGCCTACAGGAGGTACAACAGGATATACTGGCGTAGTTTGTGTGACACCTGCAATAGGAAAAAGGAAGGAAAGCGTGTGGGGGGTGTGACCCCTTTACAAAGATCAGGATACAAGAAACACAAAAAGTGTGAACTTTGTGGATTCAAGGCACAGCAAGTGAGTCAATTGGATGTGCTTTTCTTGGACGGAAATATGAGGAACACTTCGGTTAATAATCTGAAGACCGTGTGTGCCAACTGTCAGCGATTAAGCAGTGTGCGTAGACTTGGTTGGCGTGTGG